CGATCCAGGCACGCGCACGCGCGCAAACCTCAGCACCAATCATTGCAACGATCCACCGTTATTAATGCCGCTTCGGGTCGGTGTGGTCATGGCCCAATCTTCGCCGGGAATATGCGGAAATCCACGGAAGTTCAGGAAGTTATGAAATTTCAACCGACAGCTATCGGCCCTGCGATCACACCCGGCTTCCAGACGCACCAGATCACCCGCATTCGGGGAAACCGTCAGTTCCTGCCAAAGCTCGATCTGCCGGACATCACTGACCATTCGATCCCGACGGATGATGCCCGATTGCCCCACAGCCGGACCGCTGAGCATTTTCAGCACACCTTTCGCAAACCACCGTTCGTCAAAACTCGACGTGCCCAGAAAGGAAAACACCCCGTTCGGAGTGATCGACTCCAGTGTCGTTTCAGTGAAATACCCCGGCTGATTGACGTCAAAGCGGCATCTCCCGTCCCCAAGGACCGCACTGCAATTTTTGTGATAAGCCCGCCCCACGGGTTGGTTCAGATTTTCGCTGAGACCGCGTAGTTCTGCCTCAAAAAAGCGCCCCGACCTCCGGATCTCGCCGATCGTTCCGCGAAATTGCAATATGCGTTGTGACGGCGTGCTCCAATTAACCAGCCAGGACAGTACTTCGGCACCATCATATACGCCCGCTCGGATATCGTTTTCGTCCAGTCCAAAAGCGCTCAGCGCCCCAATGGCCGTGCTGTTATCAACGCTCAGCCCGGTGGTTTGGTGAAGCGCTGCGGCATCAAGCCCGGTGCTTGCCTGGAAGGTCACGCCGTCAAACCAGATATCCCGGTCGTGATCGGTAAACCCCAGAACCACGCCGTCTTTCCGGCTCAGACGCCAACAGCGGCAAAGCTTTGTTGCGCCGGATGCCAGATGCGCAGAAAGATCTTCAGGTATGGTACGCATCAGACCAACACCTCGACAACGGGGACAGTCGGGATCTCTCCCGCCTCAAAACTGGCAAGCGACATTTCAATCCGGTCCGCATCAAACCGAACGGGCACGTCAAATTCAAATCCGGCGGTGATCGTCGCGCCTTCAGCCGGCGCGACGTGAAACTGCAACNTGCCCTTNGCGGTATNGACGTCAAAATGGACGGTCTCAACCATCAAATCCCCACCGACAGCGGCCAAAACCGTTCCGGCAACCGGTTTGGTTATCGCGCGCGTGTACTCCTGCTCGCCCGATCGGTAGGTTTTTTTCAGTTGAAACCCGGTCGCAATCCCGTCGCCTGTTGCAATCACCTGATCTCCGGCAGACGGATCAACCGAGGGCGCGCAGGATTTGTAGTCCGTCCAGTCTTTCCAACGAAACCCGTAAAGCTGGCCGTGGCGTGTTTCAAAAAATGAAATCAAAATTTCGATATCGTCAAGCGAGCGCATCCCGACACCCGCGTCATACCTGCGGCGTGAACCGGCCCAGGGGCTGTTACGTTCCTCGAACCCATTGGCAAGACTCACGATTTCGGTGCGCCGCTCCGGCCCGCCAACGGACCCAAAGCTAAGATTTGCCGGAAAACGAATTTCGTGGAAATTCATGTTGATACCCCTCAATTATTCCTTTGCGCGCGCGCCATCGCGCGGCTCATTTGCGATGCGATTTGCGTGCGCGAACGCCTGAATCCTTCTGTGTCCGGCGTGGCTATATTCATCGTCACATTGACGGGCCGAGCGGCAACATGGCTGCGCACGCCCAGCTTCCCGTCCGCACCGCGAGTCAATGGCATGATCGCTTCGGGCCCGGCCTCGCCCATCAGGCCCGTCCCAGAGCGCATCGGAAACTTTGTCGCCCGCGAAACAACGCCACCTTTGGCAAAGGGCGTGACCTTGCCTTGTGAAAANGCCGCGCCATCNGCGAAGGGCAAAATCCCCGAGACCATGTTCTGAACGCCACCGACCACCGCGCCCGCCAGCGCGTTTTGCACGGGCCGAAACGCCTGGGAAAACGCCGCATTGGCCATGCTGCGCCCCAGTTGTTTCAACACATCAGACAGGTTCGCCCCGTCAAAGACCAACCCGTCAAANGCCTGCCGCAATCCCGTCCCGAGCGAGCGCGTCAGCCCTGAAACCTGCGCCCCNGTCGCCGTCATGGTTGTTTGCATCGACTGCATTTCGGCCTTGAAGGCAGCCGAAACGCTCTGAGTGCCTGCAAGCGTGCTTTCGATATCGCTGATTTGTCCATCCAGCGCCTGAAGATCAGAAATCAGGTTCGTCATTTTTTATCCTTTTCAGAAAGGTCATTCGTGTCGGGAAACCGCGCGCTCAACGCGGCCAGACCATCGCGGTTGAGCGATGAGCTGCCGCCACCCTCGATCCCAAGCATCAAAAGCAATTCCATGGGCGTCAGCGCCCAGAATTCATCGGGACGCAAACGCAAATGTTGCATTCCCGCCCGCATCAGGGCCGGCCAGTCAAACGTTTTCATCCGCCACCGCAAATGAAACCGCCAACAAGCGCGCTGCAACGCGGGCGGCACCGACGACGCCTCCGTCAATTTTGGCCGANGCAAGGTCGGGATCGGCGCCTTGCCAGCCCCCTCCCTTCAGTCCGGCACGCAGCAACCGCATCACGTCTTGTGTGGAAAACGCCCCGCTTTCGAACCGTTCGACCACGCCAAGCATGGATGTCGCGCCAAGATCCTGTTCAAGCTCGGCCAGCGCCCCCAGCGTCAAACGCAAGATATGCGCCTGACCATCCAGGACCAGCGAAACCTCGCCTCGATAAGGATTTGCCATCAGATTGCCGTGAAGGTCAGNTGCCCAGCCGANGCCAACGCCANGTCATAGCTGGCCTCGCCATCATGGGCGCCCGCATACTCGATCGAGGTGATCTGAAAGGCCCCCTCGACNATCCCGAAATTGGGGATGACAACCTGAAAATTGGGGACCTCGCCGTCAAAGAATATCTGGCGCGCGCGTTCATCGGTCGCGTCGTCGCGAAACACGCCCGACCCGCTGATCGAAGCCGAGCGTACACCTGCCCCCGCCAACAGCTCGCGCCACCCGCCCGAGCTTTCCAGCGTCGTCACATCCACCGTTTCAGCATTGAAACTGATCCGCGTCGCCCGAAGGCCCGCGACCGTTGTAAAAGCGCCCGACCCGGTCAGGTCGATTTTGATCAAGAGATCCTTGCCCTTTTGCGCAACCATGATTTTTCCTTTTCAAATGAGTTTGTTAGATGTCGTCAACACGCGCACGGAAAATAAGATCAATGCGCCGTCCGTCCGGCGCTTTGCCGCGGCGTGCCTGTGCGCGTAAAAATGAAATGCCAACCAAACTGCCCCGCGTCAGGGTCAGGTCAGCATCGATAAGCGTGTCACAAATGGCCGCCGCCGTGGCTTTCGCCGCCGAGAATCCGGCCGCATCTGACAAGACACTTATGGTCAAATCATGTTGTGCGCCCTTTGCCGAAACGTCCGATTTATCGCGCACGTCTTCCTGCCCGATGACAATGTAAGTCTGCGGTAACACCCCGGCCGGCGTCACGTCATAGACATTGGATCCGATCAGGGCGGCAATGGCAGCGTCGGCACTCAGGCGACCATAAACCGCCGTTTGTAGCGCGGCCGAAACAGCATAGGTCATGCAGGGATCTCCTCGTCAGCAAAACACGTCAGATAAAGACCGGACCGATCANGCTCGGACACAGCCCGGATGAAAAAGCGACGTGCGCCCTCGGTGAACCGCTGCCCAGGTTGNGGGCGCGACGGCGCTCCAACGGGCGCCGCGCGAACAATGATGCGCATATGAACTTCGGACAGCGTCGCGGCCAAAGCCGCGCGTTCACGGCCGGTTCTGTTCTGAACATCCGCCCAAACTGTACCAAGCGCAGTCCAGGTTTCCGTGTGGCCCCCCGCACCGTCTTCCAAACGGACAGGGGTTTCCAAAACCAGCTTACGTCCCAAATGGACCGGCGCGGTCATCGCCCGCCTCCCATCACGCGGACTGTTCGATGGGTTTCAATCAACGCCATCACGCCAAAGGGCATCAGGCTTTCGCGTCCGCCTTCCCCATGCCGGTTTTCATAATAATGCGCCGCCAGCAAAAAGACCGCTTGCGCAAGGTCGACCGGAACGTCGGACCACGCCGGACCAAAGCCTGCGTCAAATTCGATATTTGCGACCCCGGCGGCTGGGATCGCGGGCAAATGCGTGCCCTGTGCGACCAGTCTTGGGCGCTGGCTGTCTTTTTCCAAAACGTAAAGTCCGGCATCCGCAATCGTTTCGACCCCGGCCGCGTCCACAACCTTGACCGCAGTGATTTGCGAAATAGGAGCGACTGGCAATCCCTGACTGCACGGCTCGCGCCAAGCGGTCAGTTGCCACGAGAAACTTCTTGTTATCAACGCCTTGCCAATCCGCGCCTCGATGGCGGCAATCGCCGCGCGCAGATAAATCTCCAACACCTGGTTTTGCGATCCATCGTCCGCAAACCCGGTTCCCAGGTGCAGATGGGCGGCAATCTCGGCGACCGGCAACGCGGCTGTGGGGATTGTGCTCAGTTCCACTAACAACATCTTTATCTTCTCCAATTCGTCCCATCCGCCACGGGGTCAGTAGAATAGCGCACGCGTTCGCATCGCTCGGACGGAGGGGGAGCAGCTGGACAACGCGAACACGTGCGCAAAGATCCCCCGGCCCTTCGGCCGGAAGATCATCACGTCAATCTTTGGGGGTTAGCCCTTAGCTCAACGAGAATTTCAAAAGCTTGATTGCGGCGAAATCGCTAACGTCGCCGCCAACCCGTTTCGTGGCATAAAACAGCACGTTGGGTTTGGCGCTAAACGGATCGCGCAGGATGCGCAGNTCAGGGCGCTCGGCAACCGTGTACCCGGCTGAAAAATCACCGAAAGCAATCGCGGTGGAATCAAGCGCAATATCGGGCATATCTTCGGCAATCAGAACCGGATAGCCCATCAGGCGGGCTGGCTCGCCTGCGGCCAGACCGTCCGACCACAAAAATCGCCCGTCGACGTCTTTCATTTTCCGCACTGCCCCTGCGGTTTTGGAGTTCATCACGAACGTCGCCTTGGCGCGGTAGCGGGCCCCAAGTGCGTAGACCAGATCGACAATCGCATCCGCCTGATTGACGGCGTTGAAGTCACCCGCCGCACCCGTCGCCACATACCCAATGTTGTTCCAAGCCCACAGCGTGTCGTCGACCGCCGGGTAATTCAGAAAACCGGTCGGCTTGTCGATCCCGTCCCCCGAAATAAACGCCCCACCTTCGGCGCGCGAAAACTTGTCGGCAATGCGCTCGGCCAGCCAGCCCTCGACGTCAAAAGCGCTGTCATCCAAAAGCCGTTGCGAGGCTTTGGGCAAAGCCGACAATTCATGCAGCGGAATGGTAATCCGATCAACTTGCGGAGTCGCCGTTTCCGTTGATGCCGCGGTTTCCGAAGCCCAGCCAGCGCCGATATCGGTATGATCGACCAGAACGTCGTACGCCGTTGCCTCGACATTGACCACATTGGCAATCGACCGGATCGAGGACGCGTCGCGCAGAACCCCCGCAATATCGCTGGCGGTTTGCGGGTCGACCAGNTAGCCACCGTCACCGGCAACCGATGTCGACAACGCCTTTTCATCCAGCGTCAATCCACGCAGAGCCTCGTCGTCCCCCGACCGCAGATAGGCCGCAAACGCCTTTTGATGGGGGGCTTCGCTCGTGGCTTCGCGCGAAAGGGCCGGACGGTGGGATTGTACCATTGTTTTTCGATCAATCATGGATAAACGATCTTCCTGTTTTTGAATTCTCGACTTAATGTCGACCTGAAATGTGTTGAAATCACTTAGGAATCCAGCCAAGGCAGTTTTCACCTCCATAGCTGGATTGGCCCCGCCAAGCCGGGATCGCCCGGTCGCACTGGTTTGGGATTTACTCATCAATTCTACCTCGAATTTCGATGAAAACTATTGCTGGCCATATTCCGCCAACATCAAACTGGCTTCGGCAAACGCGTCCGCCATCTCTTGCACAAGGTCCCCGGCATCGGCATCTGCCTTGCCCTGAACCCGCGCCTCTGGAAGCATGGGGAATGTCACAAGTGAAATTTCCCATAGATCCAGTTCATGCAGAAGCCTCCGGCCTCTGACATTCTTTTCCGCTTTCACTGTGCGGTACCCAATGGACAACCCATCGATCGCCCCTGCAGCGATCAGCGCGATCGCCTCGGCGCCTTTTTGGACGTCCTTCAGAAGATGCCCCCGGACGAACAAACCTTTTTCGTCCTCGCGCACCTCATCCCAGATGCCAATTGGCGCNCGTGGATCATGCTGCCACAGCATTTTGACACGGCGTCCTTTGCCCGACATCGATTTCAACGATGCCTGATAGGCGCCCTTCTGAACCTCGTCGCCGCCCTGATCGAGCGCCCCGAAAACCGAGGCATATCCGGATATCTCGCCGCTCTTTTGCAGCTCTATACTGTC